CTGGGAAAGTTCAATCCGCGTTAAACGGGAAACCATTGAAGACGATCAGCTTGGCCAGTTCAGCATTATTGCCAGTGGGTTTGGTCGTAAAATCGGCGTTTTCCCGGATACGCTGGCATTTAAATTGTTATCTGAAGGCTTCAGTTCTCTTTGCTTTGATGGTCAGTATTTCTTTGATACCGACCACCCGATGGCGGGTGGTACTTACAGCAACATCGTGGGCGATATCGCGACTGACACCGGCGAGCCGTGGTTTCTGATTGATGAATCTCAGGTGCTGAAACCGATCCTGTTTCAGAACCGCCGTCCGTTTAAATTCGTCTCCCTTGATGACCTGGACAATCCCCACACGCTTTTGAATAACGAGTTCATCTATGGCGTTGATGGTCGTTGCAACGTCGGATTTGGTTTCTGGCAGACCGCAGTGGGTTCGCGTGCACCGCTGACGACAGAAAACTACGAAAAAGCCGTTGAACTCCTTCTGGGCATGGTTCGTGACGATGGCGAACCGCTGGGCATAAATCCGACCACGCTTGTTGTCGGTCGTAAAAATCGGGCTGCCGCAAAAAAAATCATTGATGCCATGCTGGTTGATGGTGGCGATTCCAACATCTACTACAAAGACGTGGATATTGTGAACAGCCCGTTCATCACCACCCCGGCGTAACCGTCAGTCTCCGTTTTAATACCGTTACAGCGGGCGTTAAACCTGCTGTAAGCCACCTTTAAAGAGGATGGAACAGTGAGTGGAACGAAAGAAAAAGCAACGGGTAAGCAAAGCGCTAAAGGTCGCGCTGGCAAGGTTTCAGCGCAGGAAGTGGCACAGGCTGATGCATCTGACCTGCCGGGAGCTGAACGGTCAGTCACATTGCCAGGGCACTACGTTGCGGTGGGTGCATCCCCCGTCAGCCTGAAGCCTGGCGATACTGGTGCTACTGAGTTATCTGGTGACGTCATTACCTTGAGTGGGGGCAGTGTCAACATTACCGCGCCAGCGGTCTCCTTTTCGGCTGAGCACCTTAATACCGTTCAGGATGAATTACTGGCAAACCTGACACCCGAAGGTCTGGCCGCCGGTGGCGGAACTGAGAACCTTATCACCATGCCCCCTGCAACCGATGATGTGGTGGTGCTGGAGGTTCGCGCCAGACATGAGCGCGGGTTCTGGCGCTGTGGCCGTTTCTGGCCGCGCGGGCCAGTGCATGTGTTTGTCAGCGACGATCCCGATGGCGATAACGAGGCAAATGCGCTGGAGGGTGATGTGGTCGTGGAAAGCTTCATCAGCCACGAAACCGCAGAGCGCCTGAAAGCTGAGCCTCATCTGGTGGTGACGGTCCTGCAGACGGTAGCGGAGAAAGACTGATGGGTATTTACGTTACCCGTGATGACCTGCTGGCTGCGGACGGTTCGCTGGTCTGGAACATGGCCATCGACAAGGCAACAAACCAGCTCGACGAGACAAAGATAGCCACGGCCATCGAAGATGCTGACGCGGAGATCAACTCGTTTCTGTCAAAGCGCTATCAGCTGCCGCTGAACATCACCACCGTTCCGCGCCCGCTGCACCGGGTAGCTGTATCCATCGCCATTTACTGGCTGTCCGAGCGCGACAATCAGATCACCGACCTGATTCAGAAGCGCTACGACAGTGCCGTCCAGACCCTGAAGGAGATGGCGAACGGCACACGCGACCTCGGCCTGCCGACCGACACACCGGCCCCGGAGACCGATAACGGCAGGATGATTGTTGTCTCCGATAACAAACGTCTGTTCACCCGTAACAACCTCAAAGGGGTGCTGTGATGGGGATATCGGTTGAGGTTATCGGTGCTGAGAAGCTGCAGCAGATGCGACTGGCCATCGAGAAACTCTCTGACAGCTCGCTGCAGCAGGAACTGCTGGAGAGTATCGGCGCTGTCGTTGAATCGCAGACCCGCCGCCGCATCAGCGACGAGAAAACCTCACCGGCTGGCGAGCGCTGGGAGGAATGGTCCGAAGGTTACCGCAAGACCCGCAGCGGGAATCAGAGCCTGCTGCAGGGGAATGGCGATCTGCTCGACAGCATCCAGTACATCGTCGAGCGTGGCCGCGTTCGTGTGGGTTCGCCGCTCAGCTACAGCGGCGTTCATCAGGACGGCTTTGCAGGCAGCGTCCCGGTCAGCGCTCATAAGCGTCTCATTCATCAGGCGTTTGGCCGGGCGCTGAAGCATCCGGTCTGGCAGACCGTGGGCTCCCATAACCGCCAGATGAATATTCCGCAGCGCGAGTACCTCGGGCTGTCCACCGCAAACAGTGATGAGCTGATGCACGTCATCGGCGACTTCTGGAAAGAGGTATTACCGTGAGCAATGAACGTCCGTCCCTGCTGACCACCGGCTCCACGGTCTCCGCCGCTGAGAACATAGTGGCGTGGCTCAAGCCGGAGCTGTTGAACGAACCTCAGCAAAATAAGCCTGACCGCGTCAGCGTGATTGAACGCCATATCGGCCAGTTCAGCACCCCGGCTGAGGTCAAAACCTGGCTGTCAGATCGTGATGGCTGTATCCGTCTGGCCGCACTCCGGGTGCGCAACATCCGTGCACAGGCTGGCGGCACCGTCGGTGAGATCACCTGGGCGGCGTACGTCATGGCCACCGATGCCTGGGGGTATGCGCGCGACACCCGCTGCGAGGTACTGGTCGGGAAGCTGGTGCGCCGTATTGTCCAGCGCGGAGCCGCTAACGGTATGAAGGCCGAGCGTCTGGCCACTTCCGTCAGTGCCGATAACATCTATTCCGGCGGGCTTAACGAGCTGGGCCTGACCATGTGGGCCGTGACGTGGGAACAGGAGTTCCGTCTGGATGATGAAATCGACCTTGCCACCCTCCCTGACTTCCTGCGACTGGGGGCCACGCTGCAGATCGGCGATGGCACCACCCCGATTGAAGGCGTTATTAACGTAAGAGAGCCATAACGATGAAGAAACATATTAAGCCCGCCCACGCGGGGCTGCTGGTGCGAAAAGCTGATGGCCAGCGCCTCAGTCCTGAAGGGGAAACGCTCCTCATGAGTGCATGGTGGCATCGCCGCGAAGCTGAAGGTGATGTTGTTATCACCGATATCCAGGCGGAATCCGTAACCGAACCGGCGGAAGTCCGCCAGACCCGAACCGTAAAGGAGAAGTGATATGTCGTCACTGGGTAATATTCCTGCTGATATCCGCGTTCCGCTGGTGTACATCGATATTGATAATTCTCAGGCGCTCGACAGCGCCCCGGCGCAGTCGCGCAAAATTATCGTCATCGGCCAGCAGAGTGCGACCGGCACCGCTGCCGCTCTGACGCAAAACCGCATCACCAGCGACGGCACCGCAGCCCAGCTTTACGGCAAAGGCTCCATGCTGGCCGGGATGCTCAAAACCCTGCGTAAGGCTAACAGCTATACCGAAGTGTGGGCGATGGGCCTGGCTGATATCGCCGCCGGTACTGCCGCAAAAGCAGAGCTGGCCATTACCGGCCCGGCCACCGCTGCAGGTACGCTGGCCCTGCTGGTTAACGGTATATCGGTGCAGGTTGGCGGCAGCGCTGACGATACCGCCGACACTACCGCGACAGCCATTATCGCCGCCGTTAACAAACTGCCCGATACGCAGGTTACTGCTGCGCTGAAAGCGGATTCGACCGACGTCGTCACCCTGACCACCAACTGGAAAGGCGCGACCGGCAATGCGATGGACGTCCGTCTCAACTACTATACCGGCGAGCAGAACCCTGCAGGCGTTGCGGTGGCCATCAACGCCTTTAACGGCGGCACCGGCACCCCGGATATTGCGGCGGTTGTCGCGGCGCTGGGCGATGACTGGTACACCGATATTGTGTTCCCGTTCAACGATACGCAGAGCCTGAATACTATCCGGGATGAACTGCTCGAACGCTGGGGGCCACTCAAGATGATTGAGGCACAGCTCTGGACGGCTTACCGGGGCACCCATGCCGAAAGCGGCACCTTCGGGGAAACCCGCAATGACTGGCTAATTTCCTGCATCGGGACCAACATCGCACCGCAACCGCACTGGCTGTGGGCGGCATCTTACGGCGGTATAGCGTCATACTATCTGGCCAACGACCCGGCCCGTCCGCTGCAGACGCTGGTGCTGCCGGGCATCCTGCCGCCGGTCAAGACAGTGCGCTGGGATATGCCGGAGCGCAACCTGCTGCTGCATGACGGCATCGCCACCCATTACGTTGACGCCAGCGATAACGTCTGCATCGAGCGTGAAATCACGATGTACCGCGTCAACCAGTATGGCGACGCCGATACGTCGTACCTCGACGTGCAGTCACCGGCGACGCTGGGGCGTATCCGCTACGTCATCAAAAACCGCTTCACCAACCGCTACCCGCGTCACAAGCTGGCCGGGGATGATGTGCTCGACCTGCTTGATCCGGGCCAGCCGGTGATGACGCCGAAGATTGCCCGCGCCGAGCTGCTGGATATCGCGCTGACTGAGCTTATCCCGGCGGGTCTGGTTGAGGACTTCGACGACTACAAAGACACGCTGGAAGTGTATCTCGACGGTGCCGACAAAGACCGTCTGAACTTCATCTGCCACCCGACCCTGGTCAATCAGCTGCGCGTGCTGGCCGGTCTCCTCCAGTTCAAACTTT